GGTTTTGATGGTATAAATTCTTCCATTATGAAATTTAATAATAGTAATGCCACACCTGCTGTGTGGGAAAAGTATTATGAAAATAGACCAAATTGGAGACGGTATCAAGGAGACCAGAATGTGACCTATGAACTTTTGAAGGACCTTCCCTGGATGAGATATATGCCTAACGAGTGGACTTTTTCATATAAGTGGTTTTCTAGGAAAGAACCTAGATTTAGTAAGTCAGACTGGACGTTTGAAAAGAATGACGAATCGTTGGTGGCCGTGTTTCACGGACAACCAAACCCACACGAATCCGACTTGGATTGGGTACGAAACAACTGGAAATAGAACAAAACCAGAACATATATACGCCAGAATGTAGACCTGGTCTCAAAAAATAATTAAAAAAAACGCTTGCTTTCTATGGTGGATAGTGTATAGTATATGTATGATTAGAAAAAATAAGACACTTACCGAAAGAATTGAAGACGCTAAGAAAAGAAATCTCTTGACTCTTCTACAAATTTTTGATATAATTATAAACAACAAAGGAGTAAAACACTATGGCTAAAGTTAAATCATACTATACAGAAGTCGCTGACGAACAAGTTAGTGATATATTAAAATCTTATACAGACGGTAAAATTACCGCTGATAAAGCAAAGTCTGATATATCTAAAGTTGACAATCTTAACTTACTTGATATTGATGACAACAACATTGATGACGTTTTATTTTATGCGAAAGAAGACGCTGACGCTGAAGATGATAACTATTCAAAAACAATGGCAAAATATTACCTGTAATGAGTAAAAACAATACTATACATTTAACATACTGGAGAGAGTATCAAGATTCAGAGGATAGATATGATGAATTCTTTAAGATACATCATACTATTTTTAGAAATGTACCATTGTCTCAATTAAAGAGATTAAATTCAGAGACGTTTAAAAACAAGATTAAAAAGTATTGTGATAAACATTATAATGAAACTGCTTCAAATGCTACTGGTAATAGTGGTGTTGATATGATAGTTGGTGAAGAATATTATAATACTTACTATGATGAGTTTGGTGAAAGCACAGGTACAGGTTTAGATAATGCTTTATTCAATGACTATGGTCAATTATATAATACAAGACAATATTTTAAATATGATTTTGACCCAAAATTTACAAAGAGATTTATTAACAAAACATATGGGAGGACACACTAATGATAATAAATGTAGGCGATAAGATTGTCGGTAATCACGGTAGAACTGGTGAGATAATCAATATCGGTATCGCAACAGAAATGACCGATATAGCGGCTGAAAATGATACAGCCTTAAATGCAAAAACATATGATACAGACCTTGGTTATAAAGGTGCTGTGACCTATTCAGGTGATGGCGGAACTTACTGGTGTTATTTTGACCAGATAAAAGATAACCTTACTGAAAAAGAAAAGTCAGATGTTGATGTTCAAATTAACCTAGAAAACGAATGGTGGAAATAATGAATGATATAGTTAGTATCGCTTTATCTGTTCTTGTATTATGTTTAGTATTTTATATGCTATACTTAACAAGAGACGTTAAGAAAATTCTTGACAAGATGATAAAGAGAAATAAAAAATACGATAAAGATATAGAGAAATCAATTAAAGCAAATAATGACACAGCCTAAATTGAATAAACCAAACGAGTGGGAACAAAATATTATAGACAATGCTGTAGAGTATTCTGTAATGATGTGGCGACCACTTGATAAGAGTACCAAAACAATTGTCAAAACATATAAAGAGGCAAAAGAGTTATATGATAAGACAAGTAAAAACCATAAAGCGACTCTTGTTTATGCTATCAACGAGGCAGGCAGATACGCTAATATGAATCATTTAGAAGATTTTAAAAAGAGGGACAACTAATGAGTAATCAGAGACCAGGTAAATTACAATCAAGACCAGAAATGGGTATGACTCAAGAAATGGGTACTCTAAAGTTTTTTAAATTAGCACAAAAGGTGTTAGAAAAAGAAGGTAAAACAGACGAAGCATTTAACTTTGAACAGATGGCTGACTGGATAAAATCAGGAAAAAGGTTGCCAAATACAGAGGAAGATGTTATAAAGGCGTTAGGTATATAGGGAGGAAAAATGAAAAAGAAAAGAGATTGGTTAGAAAGAGAAATAGATAAACATAATCATAAATTAGAATTGATTAGAACTATATTACCAGTTATAATCATTATATTACAGGTAATAATTTTAGGAAAAATAGTATGAAATACAATGAAGATAAAATAATAAAAGAAATACACGACTATATTAAGGGTACTTATGGTGAACATTATAGTACCACAGCAGATGGTTTTCAGGTTCAAGATATGTTAAGACACCTGAATATAGATAAAGATTTTTGCCAAGCAAATGCTATTAAGTATCTTTGCAGATATGGTAAAAAAGCAGGTAAGAATAGAAAAGACTTGCTTAAAGCAATTCATTATGTTATATTATTAATGTCTAGTGAAGACAAAGATGATATAAAAACAAATACAGGTGATATAGATAGTTTCAATGGCTCTTAACAAACAACAAAAATATGAACTTGCTTTAAAAAAGCATATTAAGTGGATGAGGTCTCTAGGTTTAAACGTAGATGATACAGGTAGAATCATACCAACCACTAGATACGAAGACGAGGGTTATTACCCTACAACAGATTTATCAGATGTCCAACCTGGTCCCGTTCTTTCTAATCATATAGGACCAGGTGGCACCAAACAAGACAACTCTTGGAAGATAGAAGAGTCTAAAAAATTTACAATCGTGCCAGCATATAACAAAGGTCCCTATATGGTGGTTTCTAAATCAGACTTAAAGACAGCAGGAAGGAAAGTCTAATGAACGAAGTATTAGCATTGATTGATGACCTAAAAAAGGTAAAACAAAAGTTGGTGAGTGGCGACACGGCCGGTGCAATTAAATTGATTGACGAAACGGTTGCTTATAAAGAAAAAGAGGTCAAGGAGTTTGAGACTTGGCTAGAGGAAGAGCATAAACTAGAACAATCTGGAGTTGAAGAACAATACGATTTACCCTTTCCAGAGGGGGTACGGTAGTACGTGAAAGTGTTGATTCGTCAATCCTGGTGCGTCCTAGACGCTTTAAATTGTGCAAAAAGCGAGTAAATACGTGATTTATTGGAGGCTTGACATTCCTAACGTTTTCCTTTATAGTAAGAACTATTAACTTGGGAGGGTTATATTATGTCGTTTAATTATACTAAAGAAACATTATTTGCTGAGTTTGATGTGGCAAAACAAAAAGACATCAAAATGTCCAAAAAGAAATCACAATTTGATAAAGAGAATGACAAATTTGATAATAGAATTCAATTCTTCAAAGACCATATAAAATTAAAACAAGAGAAACCACAATACTATTCTAATGTAGATGTGAATTTTGACAAATTATTAGAAGCGTGGTCTAGTCCTAGTCCGATTGACCACTTCTATCAATCAGTTTTTGGTATGTCATATGCCGAAAAAATGAGAATCACCGAAATTGAATTAGCAGAGAAGAAAGCTGAGAGAGGTTTAGGTGAGTAATTATTTAACCAACCAACAGATAGAGGAAATCGTGGATAAAGTTATATCTAAAGTTTGGGAGAGAATTTTAATGTGGGCTATGGTAGTATTCGTAGCATTTATATTAGTCTCTTTAGAACTTAACAAAGCGAAAGCTGACGAAGCAATAACGCCTAGTGAATTTAAAGACGCTATTGTAAATATACCAAGTGCTGTATCAGAATTTGGTAAGAGTGAGTGGGAAAAAACAAAAGAGTACCAAGCAGAGTCTTGGGCAGATATGAAAGCACAATTTGTTTCTACAAAAAACAAATTAAGTGGTTTCTTTAGTAATTTGAATTTAGATTAATGCATAATATAAAACAATTTTGTGATAAGATAGATTCTGTGAAGAAGATGGCGGACGATTTGAGGAAGACTTCGCCATCTGACCACACATTAAGAAATAAGATTGAAGTTATACAATCAGATTGCCTATTATTAGCAAAAGGCAAAGTTGATGATGAATTTTTTGAGAATATAAATGATTATGAAAAACACATTGATAAAGACAACCATTATGATTATAATGGTGTTGACATTAACAAATTGTAGTACCGTAAATAGAACACACGTTGGTGCTATTTCTGCTGGTACATCTACAACAGCTTTATGTGCAAGTAGTGGTGTTTCAGACCCATATGCTATTGGCGCTTGTGCAATTACAGGTGCTTTTCTTGGTGCTGAACTATTATACAATTCAGACAAAGACGTTCATAACGCAGTATTCGTAGACCATTTAAATACGAGTGGTAACGGTTCAAGTTATACAAACTGGTACAATGCAAAAACTGGTAATTCAGGTATAATTCATATAACAAAATCATACACACAGGGGCCGTTGAAATGTAAAGAGTATGACCACACAATTGATATTACAAATAGTTGGCCGTTAATTGGTGTCGGAGGTGTTAATAGAGAAGTTGTATTTGGTACCGCTTGTCAAATGCCTGATGGTCAATGGATTAGGAAACCGTAATGAGTGAAGTTATTGATAGATTAAAAAAAGAAAAAGAAGAATTAGAAAATGAAAAAGAATTGACTATGAGTCAAGAAAAATTAGACCATATAGATGAGCAGATTTTTGAAATTGATGATAGTTTAAAAAAGTTAGGAGTTGTGAATGCTTGACCCATTTAATAATTTAAGACGATATATGACCTGGACTTTTGTGTTAATTGTATTTTTAATCATAACAGGTCTTGCAGGCGCTAATGAGAATGGCGATTTATCAGGTAAAGTTTATCCTGTGAGTAAAGTTAATATATCAAAAGTAGAGGATATATTAGAACGAATAGACCA